ATTTAACGGTTTGATAGCCATTTTGTTATTATTGATTTATCGTTACTTCTATTGTTTCTGATATATTAGGATTTAATCTTAATGAAAATTTTATAGAAACATTTATTTTGTTATTATCTATATCATTATCATCAAATGGAAATTCTATATCGTTTATTGATACAAATGGCATCCACATAGCTACTGCATCTTCAATTGCATCGATTACTCTATCTTTAATATCTTCACCATATATTGGTTCAAATATTAATCTATGTATATCGCATCCAAAATCGGGCTGCATAACCCTTTCACCCTTTCGGGTCATTATAAGATTTATTAAATTATCTCTAGTCTGCTTAATAGTGGTATAGTTTGTAGCAAAAATACCATTAGAATCGGAACGTCTATTTATTCCAATTCCTAATGATTTATAAGAATTACTCGTTAAATCCTTTGTACTTACTCTACCAATTTCTATCGCCATTATTTAAATCTCTTTACTAATTCTGAATAATCTCTTGTTAATGCTTTTATAGTAGCATCTTGTAATCCATCGCCTGTTGATTCAAAGTTTGGAGTATTAGATGGTATATCCATATCTCTATAATCCAATGTTTCCCATTCACTCTCATCAACCCTTAATTCAGGCTTAATCATATCCAATACACTACCCACCGCTTGTGCACCTTCCTTCCTTTGCTCTGATGTAAATGGTTGTGTCATATTAAGAATCTCATTTATCATTGGGTCTTTTGTAAATTCCTTTTTGATTTGAGGTCTTTGTTGTTGTACAATTGGTTGTTGTTTTTTAACATTCGGAGTTGTACTTTCCGAAACCTCTCTTAATGTAGGAGATGTAGTTTTTCTTTGGGAGTTTAATGTAACCGCACCAGATTTAATTAACTTAGCTAATTCTTCTTTAACTTGTTGTTTTACTTCGTTTTTAACAACCTCCTTAATTAAACCTACTAATAATTTTGAATCCATAGTAATTTGTGTATGTTTATAATAAATATTGAAAGAATAAATTTAATACAATTGTATTATCCAATGATTTTATACCCAGTCCAATTTAGTATAGCCGGAGCGGGTGGAGCGGGTGGTGGATATTGTGCCATAACCGACATTATACCACTAACACCCATTAAATGCGTTTTAGCCACATTAATAAATGGATTAATCATTATATTAGTCTGAAATGAAAACTTTATAGTTGGTGGTATAAAAAATATATTTGGAATATTGGGTATTTTATCTTTAATCAAATCATAAGCCATTGCCAGTAATTCTTCTTTGGTTGGGATAGCATCTTCTATCATTTTCTTCAATTCTTCCTTTGTTGGTATTTTTGGAATACTAATACCAGGTAGTGATATATCCGGCACCAAGCCATTAATAGTATCCTTTATATATTTTTTAATTTGAGCAGGAGTTGGTTTTGGTGATGGAATACTATTTGATAATGCTACCGCCGTTTGTATAGCTGATTGAATTGGTGCAAGTATTGCTTCTTCAATGGCAGCCATTAATTGTTTTTTTATTTCTTCAACGGCTACATCTAATAATTTATTTTTAGCTTTTTCTATAATTTCTTTTTTCTTTGGAAATTCTGGAAATGGGAATTTAATTGCTTTCTTTAATTGAGAACCAATAGATGGCTTTTTCTTCTTAGCTGTTTTTAATTTTTGAAATATATCTTTAGCTGCTTTTACGATGGGATGGTTTGATATTTTAATATCCAATGGTTCGTTTTTTAATATCTTTTGAAGTGTTTCGTAAACATTTAATTCACCAAATGGTGGTATATTAATTGTTGCCGATTTCAATGCATCCTCTAATGCTTTAAGAGCTTCTACTTCAGCTTTATTTTTAGCAGCAGATGCGATTAACATTATTGGATTAGGTCCAATATTCATAATTGCGCCGGGTGCAGGTGGCGTTGAAGGCCACCCTCCTGGTTTTAATAGTGGATTTGGAATTGGAGCCATTTCTGCTCCCATCCAATATGCATCAAATGCAGATGGATATATTTCTTGTAATATGTTAAAATTTTCACCATCCGAATCTTGTCCTTTTTTAAGTGCCCGTTTAATAACATCAGCCATTCCACTAACGTTACCATTCATAACAGGAACTCCATATATCATATCACCACCTCGTTTTATACATCTATCATATTCAGTTGCGTAGAAATCGGCAAATGAATCCATATCCTTTGAAAATTGGAAGGATACCATAGATTTTAAAACGTTTATTCTGAATAGTGTCCAAGACATTATGATTTACTTAAATAGTTTTTAGCGGATAACATTGTATTTAGTTTTCCTTTTATAGCTTTAAAAGCCGCTACATTTGTGGGACCGGGTGAAGTTGGTCCAACGGGAGTTGCATATATTTGCTTTGTTATTTCATCTATAAGTTCTCCCATTAATTTAACTAACTCACCACCCAATACCATCTTTTGTACATCTGCACCAGCTGCACCTTCTCCTTTATTTTTTCCTAAATATATTTTACCATTTTCTGAATTTAAAAAGATTTGGTTTGAGCCGGCGGAATGTATTGTTACACTCTTATTGGTATGTAAATAAATATCCTTTTCAGCATCTACCGAATATTGTCCATCGGTTATTACACCAGTATTTCCCTTACCAAATATTATAAATTCCTTAGCTTTTGCAGATAGTATTATTCTATCTGAATTTACAAATAGTTGGTCTCCACTTAAATCTTTAGAATTTGGATAATCTTTAAATCCTTTTTTTTCTTTTTTAACTTCTTCTTTAAATGGAACTTTAACTTTATTTGAAGTTATATAAATTGATGTGCCATCTTTATTAATATCTTCTTCTATTAACTCACCAATTTTTTTAGAATCTAATTCTGGGTTTTGTTTATTACGAATGAATATGCCAGGAGATGAAGTTTTACCATCTTCTGTTAAATGAAATTCACTAAAACGAATAGTATTACCAACTCTACCACTTATGATAGTATCGCCTTGCTTTGGTTTTAAGAATTTAATTTTTTCATTTACTTTATAATCAGATTTACTATTGTCTGTATTGGTTGTATTTGTTGCTCCTCCTGAATCTTTAGTTTCTCTAAGATTCTTACCACCTTCAGTAGAAGATTGTGGTTTAGTATTATCCGTAGGTTTTAATTGTGTATATGTAACGTAATCTCTTCTATAATTCGAATATGGTGTTACTGAATATGGTAACCAAAATACATTAGATTTATCTATTTCTAATACCACCACAGTTTCTCCTTTAATTGGCATTGTGAAATTATTCTTATCAAATGGATAAGCATAATATTCGGTAGTCATATCTGGATATATAAAAGTTATAGCTCCATACATTCTAGCATCTTTATCCGAAAAATCTTTATTTTTATTATAAACAGATACAAAATCAGCATCTTCGCCGGTTTCGTTTTTATTAAATTCAACATCTACCGGAAATACTTTATCTACTGTTGCTAAATATGATTTTATTTCGCTCATTAAATTTTAGATTTAATTTCATCCAATTCTATTTGAATATCAACCAATTTTTCTTCGTTCTTTTTATCAATTTCATTGACTGTATCTTCTAAATCATTCAATAATTGACTCTTTTCACTTTCACTCAACCAACCATCTTCACCGATGCCTTTAGCTTCGGCTGATGCTAATCTTTGTGCAATTGTTGCAAGTTTAATTAGGTGGTCATCGTTTTTAACGGATGTATCAATTAAATCTCTTATAATTGGAGCAAGTACAGTTGCTTCTCCTACATTTTTAATCAACTTACGAAGAGATTCAATCATCTCTGAAATATTCTTCTTCTTACTTTGTTGATTATCGTATATATCTTTGAATAGTGATGATAAATTTTTACCATCAAATAATTTAAATTCTGCGCTCATATTGTTCGTTTATGTACTAATAATTATTTACTTATTAAATAATTACCCAATACTAAATAATCCATATCACAATTAAGGAATGTCCAAATTGCTTTTTGTGGGTCATTTGTCATAGTATGTCCTCTTAGGTTAAAAGAAGTATTTAATAATATAGGAGTACCACTTATCTTTTCAAATTCCTTTAATAAATTATAATATAGTGGGTTTGATTCTTGTCTTACAGTTTGAATTCTAGCCGAACCATCTACATGTGTTACTGATGGTATTGATTTATAATCGGTAACTTTAACCACTTGATTCATATAAGGAACTTCTGATTCAGATGTAAAGTATTTTTCATAATCTTCAATTATTACTGATGGAGCAAATGGTCTAAACATCTCTCTCTTTTTAACAACCTTATTAATTCTATCCCTAACATCCGATAGATGTGGATTAGCTAATATAGAACGATTTCCCAATGCTCTTGCACCAAATTCAGTTCTACCTTGAAACCAACCAACTATATTACCATCATTAATTAATTTTGCAACTTCGCTACATAACATACTACTTGATTCGTAATACATTTCATTTAATCTATTATCTTTATTTCTATTTTTTAGAATAATATCAGTTATTTCTTTATTATTCCATTCAGGTCCTAAATATGGTGATTGATTATCACCTCCTATTACTTTTGGATTATCTAATATATTATGCCAATGATATAAACAAGCTCCAATCGCAGAACCTGCATCTGATGGAGCAAATGGTATCCATAAATCGTTAACTGCTGTATGTTTTTGTATTTTACCATTAGCAGTTCCATTATAAGCAGAACCGCCACCTAATACTAAATTAGCCGTATCAGCTTGTTGCATACAATTATTTACAAAGAAGTAAAAACAACTCTCATACCATTTTTGTAAAGCTGCTGCCAAATCCATATGATGTTGTTCTATATTTGATTCGGGTTCTCTTGGTTCTGTACCAATTAGTTTTACCAAATCATATGTGTACATATCAGTATTAGAGTATTGCCAGGTAAAATATTTTTGATTTATTTGAATAACACCTTCTCTATCAAATCTAAACATCTTATCAAACACATGCTTATATTTTGATGCATCACCATATGGTGCTAACCCCATAACTTTATATTCACCATTATTTGGTTTGAATCCTAAATAAGCAGTTATAGTAGAATATACTAATCCCAATGAGTTGGGGAATAATAGTGAGTTTATTTCTTCGAATTGATTATCCTTACATTTTATTGCTAATGCAGTTTCCCATTCACCAACACCATCTATTGATATGCCAATTGCATCGTGAAATGGTGATGTGTAGTATGAAAATGCTAAGTGAGAATAATGGTGCTTTACATATTCAATGTTACCTACAAAATTTAGTTTATTAGCTAAGTATGTAGTTAAGTTTCCTTCTTTACTTTCAAAATCTTCTTTAAATGCTTTCCAATTCTTTCTGTTTTTCCACCAATGTTTACCTAAAGTATTCTTTACTCTATCATATTTTAATTGCGGGTCTTCGTACCAACATATAGTGTCAATATCTGATATTGTTTTTTTAGAATATTCTAAAACCCATTTGATTGCTTTAATTGGAAAAGAATTATCGTGTTTAATGCCGGATAATTTCTCTTCTTCAATTGCTGCTATAACTTTACCATCTTCAAATAAACATACCGCAGAATCGTGATAAAATGCAGAAATACCTAATGATACCATAATATTAAATTTTTATATCGCCATTCATATCAAACTCATTATAAAGTGCCATTTGCTTTTCTTTCATTTTATTAACAACTTTAGTTATATAATGAGTTGGAAAGCCAGTCATTTCTCTAATAAGTAGATACAATGATTTTTTGTTAAAACTTTCAATATAATTTGCTCTTCTAAATAATTCTAATACTGCATCTGCTATTTGAATATCTCTTTTCTTCTGAAAATAGTTTTCTAAATGCGTATCCCAATACAATAACATTCTATCATTAAAAGTTCTATATTCATCATTACGAACTTCTTCTGCCCAATTATTTTCAGTATCCCAATTAGTTGGTAAGGATGATATTACATCCGTATTCTTATATCTCTTATAGTTTGCATTGTTATTTAAAATAAGATAATTTCTTGCCACAATTGTAAAGTAGCTAAATGCTTTACCTTTTCCAGCTTTATACATATGAATCTTTTCAATCATAAATGCAACAACCTCACACATTACGTCTTGTGGGTCATCATCAAAATATGTAAATTTCCATTTGTTATAAACTATTTCCGCAAGTTTATCAAATGCTGGTTTAATTCTATCCCTATAAACTCTATCTTTAATTCTTTGGTCCTCTGTTGAGTTATATTCTACGATAGCATCTTCTGTATCTTTTGTAAAGTATTGTTTACTTTTGGCTTTTCTTGGCATTTTTAATTGAATTGTTTGAATCTTTCGATAGTTTCTTTTATTTGATAAAATATAGAACCTACTTCATCATCCTTCTCAAACATTTCACGAGAATCTATTTCTCGTAATGCTTCCAGCAATGCTTCGTTTCTTTTTGTTTCTTCTTCTAAAAAATCTTCATATTTTTCTAATTTGTTAAGAAGATTCCATATAGTGTATCCAGCTCCTGCTAAAAATACAACTAAAATTATTATTATTAATTCCATATTATACTATTTCATATCCTTGTAAAAAATAATTGTTTGCTTTTTTAACTTTAACCTCGATGAGTTCGCCATCGGGTGATTTCATTATAACTTTATCGTTTCTACCATAATCTTGCTTTTTAACAACAGTCGTTGAATAAACTCTATCTTTTATGGTAATACCATCTAAATGGTCAATTTCATGCTGAACAATGACTGTTTTCATAGTATCTTCAGATACTTTATCTCCAGCTCTATCTTCTTCTGGGTTTATCTCAAATCGAATTTCACCCAAATTATCGGTTTGTACTACAATATAGTTAGCTCTAATAGTTCTTACAGGCTTTTCCATTGTTGATGGGATAGATAAACATCCTTCATAAAATAAAAATCCATCTTTAGAACGTTCTGTTATGATGGGGTTTAATAAAAATAATTCCGTGTCATTAACTTTAATAACACAAGCTCGTTTGTTAACTCCAATTTGATTTGCGGATAAGCCAACACCACCCATACCCTTTAATGCGGCAAATAGAGTATCTCTTAATATATCTGCTTCAAATTGCGTTAATTCTGATTTTGGTACAGGCTTTTTTAGATATTTTATAAAATCTGGATTGGTTAATCCATTTGAGCTTTTGTCTACGATTAATTTCATATTTATTTTAATATTATTGTAATTAGTAAAGTTATCAACAATCCTATTAGTGAATAGAATGATGCATCTTCTGAAAATTTAGTTTGTTTTGGGGTTTTGCCTTGGTTTTCCATAATTTATTTTTTTAAGCCATATTTAATCCATTTATACCATACTCTCTCGTGAATATAATACTGAATGGGTTTATAAATCAATTCTGCTACTCCAAATGCTGCTCCAACTTTAATTGAACCACTTATCAACCACATTAATAAGAATCCAATTACGGTACTTAAAATTCGATATGAAATGGTTTTAGCAATGTGTCTTTTACGCTCTACTATCATTATCCTTTGGTTTCATCATAGGTAATAGTTCCATCAGGCGTCATATGGCCGGTTCTAATAGCAGTTCCACTAATTGCTGCCACATCAGTTGGTGGTTCGTGATATATTACATCATACCCCACTCCTCTACCATAATTCACACTTTCAATATCGGGAATAATAGATAATAAAATTTTATCAAAATTATTTGTAAAGAAAGGTTCATGTGATAGTTCTTTTAAAATTTGTTGTGCAGTTTTAGGATTATTCTCATCTTGTGGAACATCTCTAATTGCAACCCAAACGTTTTTACCTTGAGTTAGTTGTTGGTTAATTAACCACTCGTGTCCTTTATGCCAGTTCTGCCATCTCCCTATGTATAGTGAGTATTTTTTCATTTGTTTGATATTTTAAAAAGGGTAATATTGCTAATTCTTTTGCTTTTGCTTCAACCATAATATCCACATCTTCACCATATGTGTTAGGTAACGTATTGATATAAAGGGAGTGTGCTTGTGGTTTTTCTTTTGAATTATTTTCGTGTAATGCTTTTGATTCCGAATAATGTACAACGGGTGTAATTCCTTTTGGCCAAGTTGATACTGCTAATTCTAATGCTGATTGTTCGGATAAATCGCCGGTACAAAATTGATGGTGATGATAATCAAAAACGATAGGAGTTTTGATTATTTTATGAATATACATAAGGTCTTTAACTGAATACATAGATGCTTTATCATCATTCTCTATTGTAAGTCGTTTTTGTACTGATTTAGAGAGTCTTTGGAAGTTTTTGATGAATCTATCCATTGCAGATTTTTTATCTCCGTAGACACCATTACAATGGATATTAATCTTATTGTAATGAGTTTTAGATAACCCCATCATATCGAATACTTTGCCATGCAATTCTAAATCCGCAATTGCAGCCGCTACTACACTTTCTTTTGGTGAAACTAATACAACAAATGGACCAGGATGTGATGTAATACGGATATCCCAATACTTTGCAAAATCACCTGCTTTCTTTAGCTCACTTTTAATCTCTTTATAATCTTTTAGTTGAGTTAAATCAATATTATCGCCCCACGGAATAAGAGCAGATGATAGACGAAAGAATTTAATTCCATTCATTCTATTCCACTCTAAAATTTTAATAATATCTTTTGCATTAAGTAATGCAAGTTCAGAAATATAATCTAAACCCTTCGATTCGAATGTTTTTTTAACCATAGTTCGGTTAGTAGTAACTTTCTTACCCATTGTCATATTAATACATGCATATCCTAAATTCATAATAATATTTTTAGATTTTATATCCAAATATACTAAAAAAATATTAGAATACCAAATAAATTAATAAGTTTTTATATTTTCAATATCGTTTTTCATTCTATTTAGTTCACGCACTGTGCCTTTTTTTGAATTTAACCAATATTGAACTGCTTTTGGGTTATTAATCCAAAGTTTTTTATTATTCCATGGATAATCGGGATGCATGAATTCTTCCCATATTAAATTAGGTAATTTTTCTTCAATTGGTGAATTTTTTCCACTATCCTCTATATTTTGTGAAATATTTTCCACTATATCTTCTTTTGTATCACCATATACCTCATACAAACCTAATTTTTGGTCATTTTCCATCATTTCAGTCAAAATCTTTTTTCGTTTTTGCTTAGGAGTTTCAATTAAACCATTAAAAGCGATAATAAGTGCTACTGCTAGTGGGTCAAATACAATTACAATCAAAAATATGAAGAATTTTACTACATTTTTCAATTCCATACCAAATGCTTCAGCAACAAAACGGAATCCTCCAACTTCTTTTTCTAAGTCTAAGTTTTTTATCTTAATTTCGTTGATTTTTTCGGTTTCACCGGCATTTTGGGTTTGTAAATCAGAAATTTTATTGTTAATTTTACCAATTTCTTTATCTCTGTTATCAATAGAACGAAGTAAGCGTGAATTTACTTTACCACCATCAATAATTTTACCCTGATTAGTATTAAATTCGGTAATTTGAGTAGAAAGTTGAGTAATTTGAATAGTATTTTGGTCAATTTTAGTTTGATGAACAGCTATTTCTCTATCTACTTGTTGTAATTGTAAAGATTGTGCCTGAAAAGCGTTTGAAAGGTATCCAAAAATACCTGCGGAAGTGATTATCATTAATACGGCAACCGATGTGACTAAATACCATTTATTAAATCCACCAATATCATCCCATTTTTGTTTAAGATATGTTGCTGCAACTAATTTGGCTAATTCTAAAGAGCCAGCCATTACCATAACGGATACAGATGCTCCTGCGAATAGAACGCCTAAACCTGTTACGGAAAAGTATGCTGCGCAACCTGCTATTATAATAGCAGATAATCCTACTAATATTTTTAGCCAATTCATAATTATCTATTTATTCTCGTCAATTCGGAGATACGTTCTACTATCTTCCTCGCATCTTCTAATGTAGTATGAGCTTCAGAAGGTGATAATGATTGTGCACCAGTAATTCCGTTTTGTAAAATCCTTAATTTTCCATCTAAAGATTCTAATAACGTTTGTATTTTTTCGTTGTATATCATACTAATAAGTATTTTAAATATATTTTTTAGTTTCTAAGAATGGGATTAATACATTTTTAGTCCATAATTCAGCACCATATGTGCTTGGGTGAAATCCATCTTTAGAAAAATATCCATATTGTTCATCTAATTGTTTTCTATCAGCATGTGTTACATTTATTGATTCTTCTCTTGGTATATTTAATAAAGTATGTAGATATTCAAACATACCATTTTTTAACATAATATTGGTATCTAATTGATTATATAAATAATTTATTAATTGGTGTTCTTTGTGTTTTTCTATATCCAAATAAGATGAATCCATAAAAAATTGATGAATAAATTTAATATTATGTAACTTACAAAAGTTTTGTAACATTATCATATTTTCAATACTCGTATGTACTTTGCCTACGCCATTAGTCATATCACCATCTAGTAGATAATGTTGTTGTACAAACTCCAATTGAGAATCGCTACCATTTACTGTAAAATACCATCCACCATATTTTGCGCTATTGAACTCGCTACCATTTTTTGTTTGAAATGTTTCAGTATCGCCAATTAATCTATTTTTTAAATCCAAAAATTGACCAGACATTCCACCTTCAAAATTCTTCCAATCTTTTCTCATTTTATTTAAAATATATAAATTATCGATATACCAAGCTTTTCTGTATGAGCCACTCCACATTACTGTTATTAATATATCGGATGGTGATATACCTCTATTCATAGCATCCATAGCAGCAAGCATGGCTTTCTTTTGTATCAATTCCTGCCCTTGACTAAGAAAGCCGGTGTGCTCTATTGTTAATTCGTTATTTTGTTCTTTTAGGTGATTTTCCAAAAAACCAATCCAATTTTCGGTTGGAGTTTGAGAATGACTAAAACTACATCCACCGGTTATTAAATGTTTTATCATATGAATAAATATTTTTCAAATAAAAAAAGGTGGTAAGTATAGACCTACCACCCTATAAAGGTAATGAAAAAATTTGAATTAACCAACTTTAATTACAATAGATTTTGATTTTTTTTCTTCTTTCTTATCCATTGTTAATATAAGTAACCCATTAACAAATTTAGCTTCAGTTTTAGTTCCATCGTAATCTTTACCAACTGAAAAAGATAAATCAATATCTTTCACCAATTGAGAACTTTCTTCACCTTTTTTAGCTTTAATTACAATTTTATCTTCGGTAACTTCCAATTTAATATCTTTTGGATTGTGACCCAAAACACTTAATGTTAGTTCTTGCTTACCATTTTCTAATTCGCCAACAACATAATCGATTGATGATTTTGGATAAGTTGATGTGGTTTTCCAATTTGGTAAATCCGCTTCAAATAGTTTAAATAAATTGTTTAAATCGTGTGTGTACATATGCTTTTTTTTAGTTTAAAAATATACCTTGTATATTACAAATTATATACCAACTAAAAAAGTATGACGATTAGTCATACTTTTTAAATATAATTTGACAAATTGTCATTAGATTTCATTATCTTGTGACTCAATCACTGTACTCATATGGTCAGCCCAATGCATAATATATGGAATTTTGTATTTCATTCTTTTACTTATATCAAACACTTTTAAGTATTTGGCATTATCTTCATCATACAATCCATCAGTAAGTTTCATACCAAAATACTCTGCTTCTGAAACATTGATGTTATATTGTTGCAATAGAAACATTGTTCTATCGGTATGAGTCATATGAGATAACTCTGGATTAGCTGTAAATACTTTACCTTGATTCTTAATGTGCCAATCTGAAGGATTAGCTATGTAATATGGTTTTCCTTTTGTTCCCAATTTACCTAAATCGTGATGTAATGCACAAAATATCAATTCTTCATCAGTAAAGTCAACCTTACCTCCTAATTGAATAAATAGTTCTTTTACTTTTAGCGAATTTTTACAAACATTAAAAATATGGTCTATGTAACCACCTGTGTAGCAATTATGATATCCAACATTTCCACTTGCTGGTGCAATTGCTAAATTAACTCCTAATTCATCTTCTGAATACATGAATAAGAGTTTCTCTAATCTTTCTCCTGTAAAATACTTGTTAATAACGGCGATGAATTTGCCATAATTGTCTTTCAGTTCTTTTTCTGTCTTTTGTTTCATTTTCTTTGATTTAAGTTTTATTATTCTTTTTTTAAGCTTTTCTAGTGCTGTCTATTATAGTACTATTAAAAGATACCTCAAATATACAACAATTTTTTTAAATTTCCAAATTAATAGAGGTCTTTTTTCGTTAAAATTTTATAAAGTATCTCAACTTCCTCTTCTGTGGTTAATTCTGGCATATCTTCATCGAATAAACGCATAGTATATAGGGTAACTCCTTCTTCGGATTCGAACTCGGTAGATTCGGATGACCATAATGCTGGTATAGTATCCAACGATTCTTCTAATTCTTTTTGGGTCACATCCATTAATGGGATTACATAGTAGTAAAAAGACTCACCTAATTCATCATCTTTCAAGTCGATTCTAATGCATGGATTCCATTTTTGGAAGCTGATGTCTGTTATAGGAGTTTCAGGTACAATTATCATAGTAACAAAGATATGAAAAAAATGTGAAAAAATCAAATACTTATAGTATTTTTTTATTTATCATAGAATTTAAAAAATGAGCAAAGTTAAAATGACCATTAAAAGAAAAATGAGTATCATTTACTTCGCCATTCGTTGCATCATATATTGTTTGAAAAGATGCATACAGACCCAAATCTCGTTCCAATGACCATAGATAAACAAATCTAACATCTCTTTCTTTTAATAATATATTTTTAATAAAATTAAATCTTTTAGTATGTCTATCTTTATAAAATTGATGATTTGAAAAATGATATTGAAAATTTATTAATGCTTCTATTTTTTCATCATCTGATTCGTTTGTTTGATTTTTGGCATGTCTAATTTGTGGTTCTTTATCATCCATAGACGTTTTGTTTTTTTCATATCCACTTAGGATGTTATATGTACCATTCTTAAAAGGTACTTCAATCCTTCCGTGTAGTGTCATATTTATAACAGCAACATCGTTTGGTTTAATTTTATCAAAATTATCTATTATAGCATCAAATATATAATCATTAGATGCGCCGTTTTTTCCTAAATTAACAACATCATAATCTAACATTTTGGATAAATGATTTGACCAAATATCATCTCCTTCTTTTTTATAAGGTAAGTATTCTAGCTTAGTATTAGATTTACAATCTACATTACACCCATGCCCAAATGTCATTGAATCACCGAACGCCCATAGAGTATTTCTCATATTAAATTTTTGTTTAGTACAAAATTACTAACCATATTTTTTTCTGCCAAATGGCATAATCCATTTTTATTCATATTTTCAAATGATGGGTTTTCACTAAATAGATAGTTTATATTATCAAAATATAAATTCAAATATTGCTGATTTAAAGTGATGGGTGGTATTCCATTATATTTTTCTGAAAAAAATGTATAGTGTAAATCTACGATATTCAGTACATCCGAATAAGCTTTGTTGATATTAATATAATCACTAGTTGCTACTATGCAAGTATTATTTAATTTATTGAATTTTAATGGAGTATCCGAATATCGTTTGTATATTTCAGTAAAATGCGTTTTTTGTAATTCGTTTAAGGAATGTCTATAACCTAAATTTAATCTATCGATTTCTATTATGTTTTTTAATTTACTAAAATCATTAACTATTAAATCATTATCAAGATGTACAAATGGAAAAGATAACAATGATAATACTTTTAATTTTGGGTATGACCACATTGTTGGTTTCTTATATTTATCATCTACGTTAAATTCAATCCATTCATAACTTAATTTGGTTTCTTTAAAATAATCCTTATCTGAAAATATTACGGGTCTTATATTTTGTGCATTCAAATTCTCAATTGAATATTTTAAATAAATTTCCGTAATTTCCTTTAATCTAATTGGCAAATATGTAAATACCACTTTCATTATATTAAGGATTTTTTAATTACAAACTCACTTTTTAATCCTCCTCCGATTATTAAATCTAATAGTGAGTTTTCATTTTCTATTTTATACATTAATTTATTATGAACTAAATCTGACCATTCTTTACATAGTTTATAATTTTCATCAAAATTTTGTAAAAATTTATCTACAAATTGAGCAAATAATTTACCATTGGTTTTACACTTTTTTGACTCGTTGTAGAATGGGTGAGGTGGAACATCTAACATCCTCTCAATCATTTGTAATGGATATTCGTGTGTTGAAATAAAAGGAATTCCTGCTAATAACAATCCAAATGTTTTTTCCGATAAATATTGTGAGGTAAATTCTCTGTTACTCCAAGACCAACTTTCACATAATATTTGCATTTTAGCTTTAGGTAATACTCTAAAAAATACATCCATATATCCTTGATGATTTGCTATATAGCTTATATCATCAAAATCCGTATCCCCATAAATTGAATTTGTATTTATGTGAAATATTTTTGGCGAATGTTTTTGATATGCTGGATTTTGTAACGCATTTGTATGCTGTAAATATAACCTATTGTTTTTTAATTTACTTAATTCATTTATAATATTAACTCTATTTATTTTATGATTTTTAATACTATACATTAAATCGTAATCAAAATTTAACTTGTCATATACCTGTTTAAATTCGTAGTACCATCTAATGTTCCAATTGTGATTCCATTGAAAAATTGTGTTGGTTAAGGTATAGTAAAAATTTGAGTGTTGTGATTTTATCGATTCATTTAAAAAAATATTATCTGTGATAATATGATGCTTATTTAATTCATTTATAAGTGATTCGATTTCAATCCACTTTTCATCTACATAATCAACATCCTTTGTTTGTAATATTTTTTCAGTTCTTAAATAAGTTATTATCCATTTTTGATTTTCCGGACAATCTTTTAATAATTTAATAAATATTTTTAAAATTTGCTGACTTTCTCTCTCCATATAATCCCTATCGGGTAATATGTGTCCAATTTTTGAATCTTGGTTTCCATAAAAAAATGAGGTGAAATAATCTAAAATATGATAACCATCTTCCTCAAAGCTCATTTCTTGCTTAAAAACGATTTCAATATTAACACCATTGTATTTACACTTTACAACACCTTCGTTATTTTCAATAAAATATTCTCTATTTGTAGTATTATGTGCTAATTTATAAAATATAGATTTTTTATATGGGTGATGTATGTATATTTTCATTAATTATATAAGTTTTTTTTCATAGCCATTTAACCTATCCTTTCTCAACCGGCTCGCATCATTTGGATTATATATATCCTCATAATATGTAATTGGTATTTTGATAACCTCTGATAAATAATTAATTTCTTTGTTCCAATTAAGTATATCAGATGTGCATAAATTTATAATATATTGTGGTGGTGCTTTATAAACATATTCATTATTAGAATTATAACTTTTTTTTGAAAAATAAGTTTGATATGAATGGGATTCTATTAACTCTTTTATATTTCTTCTATTAAGAAGTATAATCTCATCAAACCTACTAATAATCTCTAAATTATTTTGATGATGGCATATTATTGTTTTAACAACCGAATTATCTTCATTATTATAAATAACTCTATTAGTTCCATCAAATGGTTCAAAAAATGGTTTTAGATTTCTTTCATTTGCTAACTTATTCATTAAAGATGTTGAACCTGTTCTTGGTAGAGCTATTATTAAAATTTTCATAAAATAGATTTTTCTTTTTTCATAGGTACGAATTTATTCTCTTCCTCCGATAACCAAATGTTTAAAGCATATCTTTTACCAATGGTTACAGGTAAAACTCCATGAAATATTTTATTTCCTATAAAAGATATACCATCTCCCTTAGAAAGTTCTATAAGCTCCATATTCTTTAAATTTTCAAAATGATAATTATTATTAACCGTATTAGTTATAGCAAATCTTCCATCTTCATAACCATCATTTAGAACTATAACAATTGTTAAAGAACTACTAGAATCTTTGTGTAGATTTAAATACCTTCCTTCATAATATGCTGTTAAACTCACATTTATACTTTTTACTTTTAAAGATTCAAAATCTATCCACAAATTCCAATCTCCAGTTTTATATTTACTTTCTAATATGTTATATACTTTTAATTTTAACTCTTCATCATAGATTCGTCTACAATCCCAATTTTCGTTTGGATTATAATTAAAAGGTACACCTATCTCTAATGCTTTTTTTAAAAAATAAGAACAATCATCATCATTTAAGAAATTATTTACGGTATGATTCATATTATATTAGTTTTTCTTATTTCATAATAATCTAATAAATTATTATTGTTTATGAATTTGAATAACTCGTCTGCAATTAATTTATATCCATTATTACTTGGATGTTTACCCGCAGTAGTACTTATCCAATTATTACCATCCTCCCATACATCTTTTCTATTAGTATCAATTAATAAATTTGCCATTGTTTTATTTTGATAACCCCAATATTTATCACTCTCAATTAAATCAGTTTTATCAACTAACTTATGAATATTTCTATTAATCATTATATCAAACGCATCACAAAAAAGATATCTGATTCCTAATTCTTTAAATATAAATTGAAGATGTAAAATATAGTTTTGATTCACTATATCATAGTAAGTATCATTGAATAAATTACCTATGTAATAATCTCTAAAATTTTTCTCCGCCCTATTATAGTTTATATTATCACCATTAACTCCATCAAAAATATATTTTAAAAGATGTTCTTTACTTTTGTATCGTTTACCCCAAATAAAAAAATCATCTTCGGTGGGGAAAAAAGGTAATGAATCCCTTAAAGATGATGACCACATAATAACAACGAAATCATTTTGAGTGATGATTTCGTTTTTTAATTGATACGATACTGCGTTAAATACTGCATTATTTGAGAATGCAGCAACTCCATTATTTTTAACTTCACATTCAAGTAGTTCTGATAAGTGTTTAGGCCAACAATATTTTTGTCTTATTATTGTTCTTTGTTCCGGATTATCCGTAGTATATTCATCTTCAACATTTCCACCAACCCCTTCAGTCCAACTATCCCCAAATGTAAACAATTTCATAATGCATAATATTAAAGATGTGTTTCTTTAATTTTAGCTACAAGTGCTTGGAATGCAGTTGATATTTTTGTTTTTACATCGGTTGGTAATGGAGCAATGACCGGTTTAATAACTGTCAATGGTCTCTCTACTCTAACTTTTGGTGTCTTTGCCATAATATTTTTTTTATTTTAATTTATATTTTACTTATAGTTTCGGAATTGGATTATTATTACAAACCGGACACCAGCTGGCACATCCATACCATCCGCATGGGGAGTAACCACAAGCGTAGCAGCTATTATGCATTATACTATATATTCCATCTTCTATGTCTACTAAAAATAAATCACCTGGTTCAAAGTCTAATGAGTATATTGTTTTGGATTCAAACACCATTTCTAAGCCAGTGATTTCAATTGTTGTTAATTCATTTGTATTTATATCAGTTACAACTAATTTATCTCCAACATATAAACTATTTACTTTTTCAAATCTAGTTGCGGTTGAATCTTTTTCCTCAACATAATATAAACATCCAGTGGTATCTGTCCAATTTTTACCATCTGCTAGTGTTATTTTTATCATCATCACTTCTACCGATTGTGATACCATAGCCACTAATTCAGACTGTATTTGTGTCAACGTTTCATTTGATTGTTGTAACGTACTATCCCAAGCATATGTTAGTATTTCGCTTGTAAAGTTTGCAGCCTCATTTTCATTTGAATCTACAAAATTTATAGAACGAATATAATCACCTAATTGTATGGTGGTAACATTTGTTAACGTACCATCGTATTTTAAAATATTTGAATCATCATCAGTATGATAATCAACATCATTACTATTACCTACTTCTTTTGTAATATATTTATATCTTGTTTTTTGATTTAATTTTTTAGTATCAACAACAAATTCATCGGTGGCGAATGAAATTGGTATTATTGAAGATTGAGTGTATCCACCCATATTAATGGTATCTAAATTTGAACCATATATAATATCAATTCCTCTTATAATTGAATATCTATCTTCTACCAAATTTTCTTCCGAAAATATAAATTCCTGAATTAAATAATTACTTTCAGCTGAACTTATAGTTTCATTCAATTCACTATTATTTGAAACTGTATATAATGCAGGGTAGTATCTCGTATCGTATTGGGGATATCGATATTTTATTAATACGTTTGGATTCGTAGCAGTATAATCTACTTCATCTAATGTATTTAAATTTAACGTATCAGATGTATATTTTGTTTTTGGAATATACTGTGAATCTTTCATTAAATTAAAAAATTCAAATTTATCAGCACAATACGTTTCATCTACTAATGCAGTTGTATCAAAAGATTGTCTTAAAATAAATTTAGTATCACTATCTTCTATAAATGGGACAGTTACTGAACCCTGTGGTACACTATGGTCAGTATATGTTATATTATTTTCTGCACATTTTTCTTTTAATATTTGTTTAAATCTATTTGGTTGATTTATAGGTTTATGAGAATCACCTTCTGTCCATATATGATGGAATTCGGTAATACCATTGGTAATTAACACATCAAATAACGCAGTGTAATCCAACAAATCTGCGCCTTCATTATAAATTGTGGTGTTTGTATTTATTTCTAAAAACTTAACCGAACCATTTTTTTGTAGATAATCACTACCAATTATTGTTGCTTTCATAAATGTTTTATTTATTTCTTCTGAATGTATCTATAAATATACTAAAACTGAATTTAAAGTTATTTTTAAATGATAGTAGGATTTTTTTTATCTTCCACTAGTTCTAAATAATTAGAATCAACTTCGCCCCATTTTTTTAATCCACATGCATTATAAGTTGCTGAAAATATTTTTTTATTTAATGGGCAACCACAATCACCACAATACGCACTCCATTTTAATCCTTTTATTACTTCTTTTCTATAATCACATCCCAAACAAACTTCAAGTCTTAATTTAGCTAATTCTTCACGTCTAGCGGTTGGGTTTAGAGAAGTTTTCCAAGCTTCAAATATTTCTTTATAATTAATTGTAGGTATAAGTGCCATGTTATATTAATGTTTTATTATTTTTTTGAATATCGTAATAATCATAAATATTATTATATTTTTTTATGAATTCATTATTTAATTTTAACTCACATTCAAAATGTTGACTTCCATTTGATTTTTCCATCTTAAATGCTTTACCGGTTTTATTAGATACCCATTCCTCTAATTCTCCAAAATTTCCAAATTCAAACCATTTTATTTTTGGATTATTATTATGCCAAAATGATATTGGTCTGAATAATATTAATAGCCAGTTTTTTATAAATGGGGTAAGATGTTTCTCAATTCCATTTCTTTTTGCAAAATCTTTAATTACTAACATTTGAGAATCCGGTGAAATTAAATCTAAATCTTTAAAAAATAGTATATCATCTAATTTTATTTTTTTAAATATATCAGTTAATTCTGATGAGTATCCCATATCAACCACATCAATAATATGTTTCCATAGTGATATAAATTGTTCATGTCTATTTCGTCTAATTGCAATTATTTCATATTCATTTCCAAATTTTTCAATTAAATTGTTAATTTTTTCATGAGTATGGGACATTTTATCTGCTAATTTTTCATTATCTAAATTTAAATTTATATAGTCTTTAGCAGAATCAATAAATTTTTGGTCAAAATGCTTTATATCAAATCCATTTCTTAAACATGATATATAAAAAGAAGTTGATGCACATCTTGGTAATGATATAAATAAAAATTTATTTTCTACTAACATTATATTAACGATTTCTGGTTTTTAATAAAATCAAATCCCACATTACCTGCCATAACAATTCTATCTAAAGTTGATTCCGATGCACTATTTGGTGAATGAGGCATATCTGCCTCCATTATAATTAAATCATCTTCTTCTGGTCTTATCCAATATTCCTTATCTTCTTTTGATTTAAAATATAAAACACCGTCATCACCATTCATTATATCTGGCATTTGAATGTAATAAACGTATGTATAATGTGGAATGAAGTCTTTATTTTTTTTATTAATTTCGGTATGTATATGATACTTCTCATCGGTATGAAAATTTTCTTGTACAGGATTTTTAGAACGAACTACATTTACCCATGCATCGGTATTAATTTTATTATAAGTTATATTTTTTTTATTATAAATTTCTTTACATTTATTAATGCCAATTTGAACAATTTCATCTAATTTGGTTTCTACTTTAATATCACCAATAAAATTTAAATTTTTATTCCATTCTTTTTTATAACCAAATCCATCAGTTTTAGTATTGGGTTGAGATTCTATGATGGAATATGCTTCCTTTAAAAATACCAATTTATCATTCAAACGATTTAATTTAGTTTTCCAAATATATGTGGAATCATCGAAAAATATTTTTTCCATATTATAAAAGATTTCGTTTTGTTGAGTCCGTTCTAACTAATGATATCCAATTTACTAATGAATACCTAACTCCACTCACTACTGAAGTTACTCTATGAGTTAATCTTGAATTAAAAATATATAATGTTCCGATTTTATTTTCTATTGGTACTAATTCTCCTTTAGGGTTTTTAATTTCTAATGTACCACCTTCGTATGTATTGTTTAATTGAATTACTATCGATGTAAATCTATCTCTATATACATCATTGTTGGCATCGGTGTGCCAATCAAAGTACTCACCTTCCTTATATTCAGTAAATTGAAATGGTCCAATACCGGTAACTTCCATACCATTTATATTGAAAGTTTCTCTTAATTTATTTGTTAATCTTTTATTTAAAAACCCTAAATCAGATATCCAACCGATTGATGATTTTCTAGTTGTTTTTGTTTGCAAAGTATTGGAATTATTATTATATACTTTAGCATCCGATAATGTTAATTCTTCTTTGCATTTATTTAAAATGTTACCACATTCTTCGGTTGACAGGAAGTTTTCGAATATGTTTATATTATCAATCATATTATTGTTTTTTAAATTATAATTTATTAATTATTAATTGTAAACGAGCGCATTCTTCATACATTTCTTTTTTTACCATTACTCCCATTAAATGATTTGCCAAATTTTTGAAATCACTACGATTTAATATGATATATGCCGGTAATACCTTATACTTAATTAGTATTATAGTTTTACAAGATTTATTAGATTTCCAATTATCTAACTTATCAATCAATTTGGATAATTGCTTTGAAGTTAAATTCATACGAACCAAATATGTAGACCAATCTAATAGTATTGAACCCTTTTCCAACTTATCTAATACACTAATGTTCATAACGTACAATATAAGAATAATTATTTACTTTTCCAAATTTAATTTATATAATTCTTATGGATGTATTTGATTTAATCATACTGCTAAAGATATTAGCCAATTGAGTATGTCCAACTTCACCATAATGTCCATCATCTATTAATCCATTTGATTCATTATATATTTTTGTTAAATTTTCTATGTAGTTTTTACTTACGTCTCTATCTAATGGTGACCAATGTATTACCAGATTATTAGGAAATGCGATATTTAATAACTTTATCCAACTATGAACCTCATCGGTATATTTTATTTTTGTTCTGTTAATCAATATTTCTTCTAAGGTATTATTTGATACATCTTCTAAATTACGTGCATTTCTATCAAACTTTGGTATTATTGGTTTCCATTCACCCCATTTATCCACCAAACGGAATCTAATGGCAGATGTCCATCCTATTATAATAATATCATTTGGTAATATCTTATCAGATATATTACACACGTTTTGGAATATAGAGTAATTATCTATACCACCCCTACCATAATTCATTAAATTAAATTGAAGTGTATCAGCCAGTATTTCGCCATATACCTTTGGAATATATCCTTTCCAATCACAATATACTTTCACCCACAAATCGGTACTATCGGAAAATGATTGAGTAAATGAATCTCCAAATGTCCATAATGTTTTTTTCATAACTTATTTAGTATAGTATTTTATTAATTGTATTTTTTATAGAACCCTCTTTTGTAAACGCATCTATCTCCCATTCTCTTTCTGAATAGGGTATAACCATAACATCCGTAACTCTTCCTTTATATGTTACATTAGTTCCACTTACTACTAATTCTTTTGTTGAATATTGTTGTATATGGATTAATTCATGCGCTAGTACTGTTAGAGATTCACCTCTATTCAAATCATCTATCCATATAATAAACCCATTAGGATAACTTTTAACCTGTGCTTTCAAAACCATATCCGGTCCTAATAGTTCCCTATCCTTTTTAGTAAATGGTTTGACCATAATAGAAATATTCTCTATTCCTAATTCATCTAATCCAACTCTAAGAATGGTATCTACATATTTCATTGAGGTTTTATTGTTTATCCAATTCACTTTATTGAACACAACAGGTTTGAAATACTTCTCCATTGACTTGTATGTCATTAGTTTATACAAACCAAATCCAATTAACAATATACCTAATACGATTAATACAATTTTCAGTTTCTTATTCATAGTGTTTAATTTTTGGGGGTG